AGGGAAGTCCCACCTGCCTTTTTTCATATCAAGCAAAATTATATTAGGTGTTCTTTCGTCAGGCATGAAAATACCCCATGTAGTGATAGCGGAGTAGTCGGCGGTTTCTTTTTTACTAAACGCAGTATCATAAGATTGTATCACGTGCATCAAACCAGGCATCTGTGACTTCTCCCACGTTTGCCACCACTCACGTTTGATGATAGCTCCTTCTTCTGCTGTAGGATTTTGTTGCCACTGTGCATTCCATTTTGCAATAGAGATAGATGCTTTGACAGATTCTAGTTCTTCTTTTTCCCAATACTCAGGCCACACAGGTTTATCTGATGGCATAATAGCTGGAAACTCAATTACCTCCCACTGGTCGGCTTTCGGTTGTCCTTGAGCCTTGATTAGTTCTCCAGTGATATCTTTTGTATTCCAACGAGTCATAACAATTACAATTGAACCACCTGGCTGCAAACGCTGACGAGGACCAGAAGAATACCATTCCCACGCATTCTCTAACGCTGTTGCACTTAGAGCATCTTGTTCGGAGTGTGGGTCGTCGATAATTAATAGATCAGCACCACGACCTGTAATTGCTCCACCGACACCGGCAGAGAAGTATTCTCCCCCAGCATTTGTTTCCCAACGGCCTGCTGCCTTAGAGTCCGCCGATAATTCCATGCCTGGAAAAATATTTTGATAATCTTGTGTGTCGATTAAATTTCTGACTTTACGGCCAAAGCGTTGTGCTAATTCTGCCGTGTGCGATGTTTGAATGATCTTGAGCCGTGGTTCACGGCCCATCATCCACGCAGGAAAAAGAAAAGATGCAAATTCAGATTTTGTGTGTCGTGGAGGCATATTAACAATAAGTCTCTTGATTTTCTTGGAAGCGATAGCTTCGAATTTTTTTGCAATAATTTTGTGATGATTACCGGCAATAAACTCTGGCCAAACTGTTCGAACAAACAATAGAAAATCTTCTCTTTGTTTGCCTTGTAATTGTAAAATTTTTTTTCTAAGTACGAGTTTCTTTAAAGCTTCTTCTTGTTCAAAAGGGGTCAGGCCCTCGATTTGCATTCCCATTGACTTTTTATATCAGATCGGGTCCCCTTTTCAAAAGTATTTTCCAGAGGTTGTGTATGTGCAAAACTTGACTTTGTGCTGTTCTAGACGCAGCCGCGCAACGCAAGGGGGGTGGCGTTGGGCAAAAAACGAAGTTTGAGTTTTGGAAAATTTTGGGACTACTAGATATAGTAGTTGACGTTGGATAGTGATACTAGATTTTGTGGGATCCAGACATAAAAAAACCACCACCTGAATAACAGGTGGTGGTCAGATTGCTGATGCTGGTACTACTGGCTATTAATTAAGCTGTTTAGCTTTTCAATAACCCTAGATGATACATCAGTTTGTTGATTAGTTGGTTTATTAGCCAAGACTGAAACCAAAACCCTAGCCAAGTCTTGCTTGGACATTTGATTATTGGTTAGCCAAGTTAATAAAACACTTTCAAGAGTATTAGAATAAACCCAACCAAGCAAATCACTTTGCCAATTAACATTAGAGTTACCATTGTTTTGGTTATCCATTTCTGTATTGGTGTTTTGAGTTGGTAAGTTTAAGAGTTGCAATAAGTTATCGTTTGGCATTACAACACCACCTTATCTTGATAGTTAGGAATTAAGTTCATAACATTAGAACGCAAGATTGAGTCTTTGCATTTCTTTTGTTGACGAACACTTGAGATTAAAGGCTTTGGTGTGAATACATTAATAGTTGTTTCACTTCCAAACATCTCTTTCATTTGGTCATCTGTAAAACCAAACTTGTCTTTAATAAAAGTAGTCATCTTAGATTGTGATAGACCACCTTGTCTTTTCTTATGGGAGAATTGAAACTCATCACCCAATAAGAAACCCATATACTTCCCACTTAAAAAAGTGAGTTCTTTACGGCTAGTTTCCTGCCATTCCTTAACAAAGATAGATTTAAGAATTGACAATCTTGCGAAGTCGTCAATCTTTGATCTATCTTCTCTGCTGATATTTTGCATATTAGCTTTCTACCTTTCTTGTCATATAAGACAGATTACATTATTCACATATCCTAACTAATTACAACTTTTAAATAATAAAAAATTAAACAAAAAAATCTTTTCTGTGGATAACTATTTTCTTCTAAAAACAATAAGTGCGAAGCACCCAAAATTTTTTTTCTTGATTTTTTTTTCCGAGCGATCGCGAGCGGGCATTTTCTATACTATAGATTCGAAAAGGCGTGGGGTCGGACTTTAGGGATTTTTCAAAGGGACTTGTCATGGTGATTCGTAAGTCAGCTCCGCGAGCGGGAACTTTCTATACTATAGATCTGGGAAAGCGTGGGGTCGGGCATTAGGGATTTTTTATTGGATTCTCCTAACACCACACAAACTGTTACATACAAGAAAAAACGATCGCGAGCCCCGCTCCTAAATTCTATACTAAAAGGCCGGATCCACGTGGGGTCCGACCTAAAGGATTTTTGATCCAAGGTCCCATGCTTCAGACCAAAGACCAAACAGGAGGAAACCTGTTACAGCAGCCAGTGCCTGCCATCTGGAAACACCGAACAACAGCATATAAACGCCGAAAAATATAGCTTCTAACATATCTTCTTCCTTTCTCAGGAGCTCCCTGGAAGAGCTACTGGTTATAATATGGTGATTCGTGAATCAAAAGTCAAGTAAAATCAACCTTTTTTTCTTGACCTCGCAGAAAATTCACCCGCGAGCGCGCCGGGAAACTTCTATTATAAGCTATGCTATGACGTGGGGTCAGGACTCAGGGATTTTTGTTCAGGATTTTTACTTGACCTGCCTGGGAGCTGGGCCCGGTAAACATTTACCATAACCAGTAAAAATAATTTGGGGGTCCACCATCAGGGACTTTTGTATCTCGGACCATGGAAGAGGGTCTTCGAAACATGCAACATGGCTCTTGGACTTGAAACCAACCCTCGACGCTTCTTCGACCAGGTGTCCTGGAAAAATTTTCAAGGCTCTCTTAGCGAGGCTTCTGACAAGTATGTAATTAGGTATGTTGTACTCAGATAGCTTGAGATTTATAGCAACCTGCACTGGAGACAGTCCAATCTTGTTAATCTTTGTACACTTCAATTCTGCCCAGAACGTGCCTGGCAAACCAGTCTCTTCATGTTCATAAAGACCATATAAATCAGGTAAACCTGGTGTCGACCAAGAATCTATTTTTAAGAAGTGTATTTTGTTACAGTTTGATCTTAGTGTTGTAGTAAATCTACCCTCAGGTTTCCTCATCTGTTCCTTTAAATCTGCCTTTCTCGTCCCTGTTTTCATTCTGCTTTTTTAACCAAGCAGCTCTATCTAATTGAACTCTGCAGTCTCCATTGTCAAAAACATACAATAGTTTTACACCCAACTCTTTTTGTTCTGCTGTCAATACTCTATTAATCATTTGTTTAGATCCTAAAGTATCTTTGTTATTTCTAAATCCTGCAAGCTTCACATCAAATAATTCCACATGCCCCAAATCATCAATGGCAACAAGATCGATAGGACCTGTGCCAAAAACATTGCTATAAACATAGTAGCCTTTCTCGGATAACCAAAGTATTGCTCGTTGATGTGCCCAATTACCCTTGAGATGTTTGTCGTTCGTTACCATTGATTACCACCGGTTTAGCCGTTTCGCCTGATAACCTTTTTTCCAATTCAACAATTTTTGCATCGACTTCCTCCATACTCATACTATCAATAGTTCCATACTTTATTTCTTTCTTGTCGATGTAAAGTCCTGCCACCTGACCTCTATTCTTTTCAGCTACAACTGCTGCATTCCAATTACCTGCCTCTTCTGCTTTTGCAGACAACTCATACATTCTCTTCAAATGCTTGTCATAGCTTACTTCATATTTTCTATAAAATTGCACTCTGTAGTGATTAATAGCGTCAACAACCTTTGGAAACATTTTAGGGTTTTGCATATTACTAGCCTGTTGTCTTGCGGTCTTTTCAGAAAAACCACACTCAATAGCTATTTGTGTTGCTGTCTTTCTACCCTCATACAAGACTATCAATTGTGCAAACTTAGCTTGCTTTGGTGATAGTCCAGGAAAGTGGTCAAACCTTTCTTGTAAAGTGGTTGTAACGTCTGTAACGTCTGTTCTTGTCATTACAATACACTTTAGGCTAAAATTAAGCTATTTCAATACTCAAGATATCCCAACGTAACGTTACATTAGGATTTCACGTTACACTCACGTTACACCTAAAAACCCTGATAAATAATATTAATAGTAATATATTAATAATGTTACGTAACATTTCGGCTAATTTATTTTTTTATTTTTGTATTTATATTTATAATACTATATGCACACGTTACACTGAAGGCTTCAAAGAACAAAAGCTTGTTAGATAAATATTTCTTGCTGGCTTAAGACTTTGATACATTGAAGCGGCTTCCTCATTACATTGAATAACCGTCTCATATCCCTTGTCCATGATCAATTGTTGACAGGTATTGTCCAGTGGTAAGTTAGGATCATTTATACATAGCCAAACAATTAGGAAATATTTCATACTTTCAATATGCAATTTATCCTATATTATTGCAACGAGATTCGTGGACGCAGTTCCTCCTATTTTCTTCAAGTGTCTCCGCAAGATACAAGACAGCTTGTTCACGAGTCTCAAGAAAATGAGAGAGTATGAAACATAACTATTTTACAATACCAGGCTGGTTTAACATGCATGATGCATACGACCAACTATTAGAACAATGTGAAGACGGTGATGAGATCTTAGAGATAGGACCTTTTATGGGAAGATCTACATCTTACTTGGCAACTAACATTATTAACTCAGAAAAGAAAGTTCACCTCTATTGTCTTGACACATTCGAAGGGAGCTCTGAACATACTAATCTTAAACTAGGTGCAAAAGGCTTTTACGATATATTCTTACAAAACTGTCAAGTGTTTATTGACAAAGGAATAGTAACACCAATCAAGTCTAGATCTGATGATGCAAACACAATAAGAAGATTTGAAGATAAACATTTTCAAGGAATCATAGTAGATGCAGCTCACGAATACGAAGCAGTTAAAACAGATATATTGAATTGGTGGCCAAAGCTTAAAGACGGCGGGTCCATGGTTGGTGATGACATGTCGTTGAACTCTGTGCAACAAGCCGTAAAAGATACCTTCGGTAAAAGTTTATGTGTTGACAGCAGCGGTATAGATTACATTCAAGGTTATGAACAATGGTTTAGTGTATCTAAAAAAACGGAGCGACCTCAGTGTTTCAAATTGGTGCCTGGACAGAATACTTTAGTGAAATGAAATTTAACCTGAAGACTTGTCCGATTGTGATAGTCCGATGGAAAGATGCAACCGAGCCTTTTTCTGGCTGGGTAGAATTTAAAGACATAATAAAAAAGACCGCAGCTGGTTGTTTTTCGATTGGTTGGCTTGTAAAAGACACAGAAGAAGAGATGTCACTGATG